TGTGTCGGCAGGTTTTGTATATTCAACAGGGTATTGCACAATGCCATGCTTGCCTTGGCATGATTCAATTAAGCCATCGGTCAATTCAACTAATTCTTCATAGAATGAACCTAATGCTTGATGTTCGCTGTAACTGCGTGATTGCAAGTGCAATATGTGTGTGTTGGTTGCCGCGTGCAATAGCGTTAAAAAGAACGAACCAACTGTTACCTGCGCTTCGTTAATGCTAAATGTTTGTTTCATATTTCGCCCCTTAAAATCTTTGTGGTGTGTTCAAGCAATTCTGATTCTGTGCCATATTTGGCTTCAAATGTCTTTTGTCCTGCGTGCAATGCAACGCCGTGTCCGCCGTTAGTATGATGCAAGGGGCATAAGGGTATGGCTAATAGAAAATGACTGCGTTGGGATAACCCAACCCCATGCCTAATGTGATGTATGTGTGGCATTGTATAACCTAACCCCTCACGGTGGCAAACAATACATCCGATTTGGCTTAATTTATCAAAGTGTTGTCGTTCTGCTTTTGTCATTTAATCTTGTAACCATATATTGTGTTCAGCCGCCCATCGTTCAACACGCGCCATAAAATCATTTAATTCAGCCACATTGCAATCAGCCGTTGATTTTAATTCGGTAATCACTTTTCCATTTGATGTTTTGTATTCATTATAGCCAAGCCATCTATCTTTAAACATAATTTTCCACCAATGATGGTTATGATAAAGCCCATCGGCGGCAGGAACATTGGCGGCAATTTCAGTAAACAATAAATGCAATCGGTTGTTCTGCGGCAATGACCGCTTTGGTTCTTGACCGCATAATTTACATTTTGCCATCGTTTAAACTTTCAGCCAATTCTTTTGCTTCCTTTGCGGTATCAAAATATCCGTGATTATCATTGCGTTGTGAAAGCCCGTATTTAACCGTTCCATCCGCTTTGTAATACTTAGCAATAAACCATTCGCCCGATTTAAGGCAATAGTTGTCTAATTTAAGCCATTTCATGTTGCATTGCTTCCTGTGCGTATTTCAAACTAATTTCGGGAAAATTCTGCGGATTAGCAATAATTCGTTTTGCCCATGCCTTATGGTCAGTCTTAGGTTTGAGTTTTTTAGCAACAAAAGTGTTTAATTCTTCTATGTGCTTTTTGTTTTCTGCGTAATTAACAGGCGATGGCAATGCAAAGTAAACATCTTCCCTTGGCTTGCATAAAGCAATAATGTCAGCAGGCTGTGGCAACTTGTTTGGTGTGTCTGTCCATACATCAAGGGCTTTTGCTACAACGCTAAATTCAAAGCGTGATAATTTGTGAAACCAAATCCTTAACATTTCCTTTTCGGGCGGCGGTTTGTTGTAGATAGCAAAGACGGCAACAATCATGTCTTTAAATGCCAATTTGTCTAAGTCGGTCATATAGTTTCCTAAAATGGGTTCATATCAATTACTGGCTGTTCATCTTGCCATCGCCCTTGATTTAAATAGGTTGCAGGGTTTGGTATAAATTGCCCATCGTTCCTGCGCCATTGGTCTGATTCCTTTTGCCATGCTAATGCCGGCAATACATCATCAATTCGGGCTTTAACCTTTGACCAAGACTTTGCCGCCGCATCTTTACCAACCTTTTTTGGGTATGCTTGCCAAAATTCTTCAAATCCATTGTCCAGCGCATTTGCGCGTATAGGTTTACTTGCCTTGACTAAACTAACCTTACCTATACTAACCTGTGCTTCCACTTTGGCAACATCTTGTAAACATTGCGTATCCATTGTGTAAACATTGTTGTTTTTTATAGTTAATTTAGCCTTTTCATCAATGTAAACACTAGGTTTATATCGGTCTTTTTGAATAAGGTTGTGAATCTTCCAATGCTTAATTACACAAACGCCACTTTCAAAAGGTATAACAAAATTCTTAGCCATTAATACCTTTAAATCATCATCCGCGCAACCAATCATTCGCTGAATCTTTTTAGCGTTATTTATAAATCCATCATCATCGGCGCGCATTGATAAATGAAAATAAAGCGATTGTGTGGAACAAGGCATATCTAAAAACGCATCGCTGTCAATGATGGTCTTTGCAAACATTCTGCGTTCAGCCATTATAAATTCCCCCATTGGTCTGCCATAGCATCGGCAATACCTTGATAAGTTTTACTTCTTTCTTTCCATCTTGTTGGGCTTGGTGGTAAGTAATGAAGTCTTTGTTTTTGATTGTCTGGCAGGTTTAACATTACAGATTTAACATTATTGGTTTCTTTTAATAATGGCAAATTATGTAACCATAAACAAGTTGCCTTTTGTTCTGTGTGCCCAAACATCCAAGGCTGAATTACTTGCGATTGTTTTATATTGCCAATTCGTTCTTTTGCATATTTGTGCATTATGGGATTTTCAATACATTTTTTTGGTATTGTGGCATCAAGCAAAGATTTAAAAAATCTAGCCCCATCATCTAATTTTTGCCATCTTGATTTATCTGTGTGCAAATGACAAACACCTGAATTGGTTAAATAAGTGCATGGTGGATGTGCAATCATTAAATCCCAATCATCATTTATTATGTCAAAGATATTGCCATGATAATGTTGCCCAGGTATATCTGTTTCTTCTAAATCACAAGACCAAGCATCATGTCCTAACTTTGCAAATGCTTCCCTTACTGTTCCGCTAAATTCACACGCTATTAAAACTTTCATTTGTTTGCCCCATAAAAAAAGCTTCACCTACTGACTCCACCTTTTTAGGGTGGTTGGTGGAACGGTCAAGTAACCGCCAGTCAGTATGTGAAGCCTTACTTGTTTAATCGCCACCACGCGATAAGCCATCATAATTTATTTAAAACCATTTTGCAAGTAATTATTTATTGCGTCTTTTGCTTCTTCAAATCCATAACATACAACAGCCGAGTAACCCATCAATGTTGCCGCGCCCATAAATTCTTTTTGACTATCTGACACCCGACCGCCTTTTGCTTTCATTTCAATCCATAGTCCATGATAGCCGTTTTTGGGTATCATTAAAAACAAATCGGGAACGCCAGCCAAAACGCCTTCTTTTTTTAACTTAACGGCTGTTCCTATATTACGAACGCCGCCATTGGGTATAGCAAACAAATAATTGGCATACTGGCGATGCTGTAATCTAAACCAAGTAATAACGGCAACCTGTTCTTGATGTTCGGTTGTTTTCATGCCTTTATTGTAGCATTAAAAAATAATTGCAAAATATCTTGCAAAGTTAATTTAGATGGTTTAATGTTTTGTTGTGGTTACACAACACACAACGGAAACTAAAGGAAACTAAAATGAAATATATCAAACCTATCTTTGAAGATGATTTTTCTGAAGAAACCCCCAGCAATTTAAAAGACCTTGTTGAACAGTTTTTAATCAACAGCCACAACCTATCAGATTATGTTGAAGAAACAGATTTGATTGCCGACCAAGTGTTGGTTATTCTTTACGATGCCAACGATGATAAGTTGGGTCGCATCCGTGATATCTACAACAAACGCATTAGTGAAGTTGCCTATTTCGTTGATGAAAATTACGATGTTGATGGCTACGCAAAATTTATGGTTGAACAAGTAAAGGATTGGTAAAAATGACTGACTACAAAAATCTAGTTGTAAAATCTGAAACAAACTGGTTGCACATTGCTGTTGAAACCGTTTGCTTTGTTGGTAGCATGATAGCAATAGGCTTCTTGCTTTGCTTGCTGTCTGCTTAATGCTAAAGGATAAGACATGAGTTACGCAAAATTAAGAAAATTGAATGTTAATGACAGAACCGAAAAGAAAGGCAATCTAACTTACCTTTCTTGGACTTATGCAATTGATGAATTATTGCAAGCCGATGAAACTGCAACATGGGATTTCCCCGAACCAAAATACTATGGCGAAACCATGATGGTGTTTTGCAATGTTACCGCCTTTGGCAAGACCATGAAAATGCAACTGCCTGTCATGGATAACCGTAACAACGCTATTGCCAACCCCGATGCCCGTAAAATTAGCGATGCTACGATGCGATGCCTTGCCAAGTGCTGTGCGTGCTTTGGAATTGGATTGTATATATACGCTGGTCAAGACCTGCCGCAAATAGATGCTGAAGATTATACTGAAGAACTAATTGCTTGCACCACCTTGGATGAATTGCAAAAAGCCTATCTGCGTATTGTGCCAATTTTTAAAACTGACGCTGAATCGCTTGCTGTTATTACTAAAACCAAAGACCTTATGAAAGCCAAACTAACAAAGGATGCCCAATGATTATTGCCAGCCTTTATAAATTTCCACCCCCAAGCCAACAGTCTATTGAATTGCGCGATAAGCAAATTGCTAAGTGCAAACAAATGATGGGCGACAAATACTTGCTTGCTAAACCAATACAAAAAAAGGATAAAAAATGACTGAACAATTACCCGATGATGAAATGCAATTGCTAGTTGCCGATGCTGTGCGCTACCGCTTCCTGCGCGATGTTGTTCCTGCAATCATCAATGAAATTTATAAAACCGATGAAAATTATGAATGGGATAAATATGTTGGCTTTGAATCTATTTATTACGCCAAAGGCGATGGAACGGCTGAAGCAAAAAATGGCAAAGATTTAGATGATGCCATTGATGCTGAACTAGGCATGATTGTTGATAAGGAAATTGCTGAACATTTAAAGGAAACAGAATGAACGAAATCCAAGGGTCAGATGAATGGTTTGCCGCTAGGTTAGGCAAGGTTAGCGCAAGCCGTCTTGCCGATGTATTGGCAACCGTTAAAACAGGTGAAGCGGTAACGCGCCGCAATTACCGTATGCAACTTGTTTGCGAACGCTTAACGGGGCGCAAAGCAGAAACCTATACCAACGCCCACATGGAACGCGGAAATGCGTTAGAACCGCTTGCACGCGCTTCCTATGAACTAAAGAAAGGTGTCATGGTTGATGAAGTTGGTTTTGTCCAACATCCAATCATTGAAATGGCAGGCGCAAGCCCCGATGGATTAGTTGATGGCGGCAGTATTGAAATCAAATGCCCAACACCAGCCAATCATTGCGAAACAATGTTGCGCGGAACAGCCCCAAGCCAATACTTTGCCCAAATGCAATGGCAAATGGCTTGTTTAGGCGATGCTTATAAATTTGTGGATTTTGTGTCCTATTGCCCCGATGTGGGTGAAGATTTGGAATTGTTTATTGTTCGCGTTCCACGCGATGATGAATGGTTGCAACAAGCGGAAAAGGATGTGATTACTTTTCTAAATGAAGTGTCGGAAACATACAGTCAATTAAAATCACTTAAATGGCTGTAATTATTTAATCAACTAAAGGAAATAAAATGGCAATAACCCATGAACTAATCGCCCGTGGCGAAACTTATAAAGACAAAGATGGAAACGATAAAACCCGTTGGATTCGTTGCGGTGTGGTTATGGACACAAAATCGGGCGGTCAAGCAATCCATCTTGAAAGCCTGCCAATCAATTTTGATGGCTGGTTAATGATGAAAGAACCTATGCCAAAGGAAAATCAAAAGCCTTATAGCAAATCGGGTTCGGTTTCTGAAAAACCAATTGAAGATATTGAATCGGATATTCCGTTTTAATAATACCGTTCTAACTAACAGCCCTACGGGGCTTTAAGGAAACTATATGTATATAACTGACGAACAGTTTGATGAAACGATTGAACGCGCATTTACACGCGGCATGGAATTCCAAAAAGCAAACCAGCGCGACCTTGAAAATGCTTGGTTTGACATTGGGTATAACGCAGGTTTAAAAATCGCTAAACTTAATCAAGGGGAATGCGATGACATGCAATAAAACTGACTGTAACCAAGGGCGTTGTGATTGCCCAAGGGATAACGATAAGGCTGTTGTGGTGGCTGTGTTGTTTCTTGTGTTAATTCTTTCAATGTCTTTTGGTATGTGGAAACTGTTTAACCTTGGAAAAGGGTCGCCATGTGCTGTAACGCTTCAATTTAAAGACAGCAAAGCAACTTATATTGGGGCAAGTTTATGATTAAATTATCAGCATTATTGTTGGCATTGTTTTCAATAACAGCACATTCCGATGCAATCATGTGGTGCTTAAACCAAGATGGCAATAAGATTGTTTTAACCGATGAATTTTGCGCCAATAAAAAATCAATGATTGCTTATGTTTTAACCAATACATCGGAAACAACGATGGGATGTTGGACAAGCGATTCAATGGCAATTCATGTGCTTTGGGCTAAAAAGTATATGCGTTCGTATGATTATGAGGGTTGGACAATAGTTAAAAAAGAATCAACACTTTAATTAAAAGGATAAAAAATGACACAAGAAAAAAGATTGTTAAATTATTTGCAACAAGGCAATAAAATTACACGCTTAAAAGCATTAACTGAACTAGGAATTTTTGAATTGTCATCGCGAATTATTGCATTGCAAAAACAAGGTTATGTTTTTATTAAAAATAGAATTGTGGTTAATAACCAATTTGGTGAAAAATGTAGCATTGTTGAATACAGTTTGGAAACATAATGAAACTGTGTATGTCATGTCAAAAGATGCCGGCAATCAAAAAGGTTGGTTGTCGGGTTTTATGCAAAAACTGTGTTGATGCTAGGAACAAAGCAATTATAAAGGCTAAAAAATTATGAATGGATGCCATAGCGATCTAATTCCTAACAGATGTCAGCATGATTTAGTGTTTCATAGCAATAAAAAAACATCATGGCCTTATATCT